TTTTTTGAATGTTCTTTGTTTCTAATTGTACTGCTAAGTTAACACTATAATAAGGAACACGCAAGTACTATTGCACTTATAATCAGCGATTTAGGAGTAATTATCTTAAGCTAAAGAATGATACAAAAAGGGCCAACGCATCACTGCGTCAGCCCTTCATTCATTCATTATCCTAAACAATCCTTTAATATGAGAAACTATTAACTATAATTCTACCAACTAATAAAACATGATACAAAGGTAAGTATTTAAGCACGATTTGCAAAGGACCGACTTAGAACGTGTGTTCCAAGCGTGTCAGGAGCAACACAAGAGAGCATCAATGTCCATCCGAGGGAGGATAGTTCAGTAGCTACGAATGGTATCATCTCAGCCTTATCAAGTTCGCCACGAGATATCCAGTCGATATTGCCCTCTTCAGCGTCAGCTATCATCCAAGCGTGAAGCTTAGAGAGTAATCGGAGGGTCTGATCGGAGGCAAGCATGTACTCAGCAGCGTCAGCACGGTTCGTCATCTTGTTTGCCACGGTAATGGCTATGCGCTGGGTAATCTGGTAAGAATTGCGTCCATCTGCTGACATATTCAGTTCGCCATAATCCACGAATAAGAATGAACCCACTAACTTATCGATGCGCTGCTTTAATTCGTCGAAAGATTGACCATAGACGTAGTTCGTAATCTCAGGGAGTCGCGACACATTGGGAAGTTTATCAAGTGACTCTGCGAGTTCGTTGTAACCAGGGAAGTCGCTCGAACCATTGGTAAGTATAGCACGGATGCCCTCTTTGGCAGGGTATTGTGCGAAATAGAGAAACTGATCTTTAATCATAATATCTTATCGATTACAGAGATAGGAAGCCCCACCTCCTCACTGATTTTTAACTTATCCCATCCAAAACCCTTCATATCCTTGACTGCGTCGATAGTCTTTTTGCGCAGCACCTTCAGATAAGTAAGTACGTTCATCTGCTCTATCTGTTTTGCGTTGCCAAGTCCCTCCTTGGAGAGGTCGTAGAGGGCATCAGAAGCATCGGTGGTGATAGGCTGCTTAGGCTTATGCACGAACTTAGACAGCAAAGCGAATGAGGTCTTGCTGAAGAGATAGTTGTTGAATGCCTGGAAATTAAACGAGATAGCCGTGAGCGTTTCGATGGGTAATTGAGCGAACACCTTAGCTAATTCGTGTGCACGCTCAGAATGGTACTCTTTCTCTGGATAATAGAGAATAGCAGCGAGCAGCGGTAGCGACTCTTCCCCTCGCTCGATAAGTTCCTGCGCCTCGATGTACTGAAGGGCAGTAAGCGAGCAGGTCAGCATACCGAAGCCTGTCTCTATCCGATAGCCTGAATAGGTACGCTCACCAATCCTAACAGAAGGGATGAGTTGCGCACAGAAGCAGAGGTCGATTACGTACTGATAGTCGAGACGGCGCAGCACACGTGCAAGTGGAATATTCAAGTGATAAGGATCTACACGACGACACAACTCGTAAGTATCCTCATCAACACCATCCAATACGCTATTGTTATCAGGGTAGTTTATCTGGAACATGAACGTAAGCTGCTCGGAGATAGCTACGAGGTTAGCAATCTGTTCCTCCGAATGGAACTTGCGCTTATCCCAACCCATGATGTCGCATAACCAGTTTATCCGAACCTCTCCTGCGGACAGTTCGCCTGCTGCCATGCGAAGGAAGTCGCTCACAAGGCGGATATACTGGCGATCGGTCATAGCATCCCAACGGTTAGGAATGCTATGGGTCTCACCTTTATATATTAGTTCAATATCCTTCATCATGGCAACATTATAATATTATCATCAGGATTATTGTACGCTGAATTAGAGCAAAAGTCTACTGAGGCATCTGTGGCGAGCAGCGTATCAGCATTCGAGATGAGTTCCTCTGCCTCGAGGTCGAGCCGATCAGCAAGAGCAAGTGCAGCGTCGTGTTCGTCCTTACCCGTCCGTGAGGCGTGACTATCATCGAAGAGATTACGGATAGTAGGAGGAAATTCCAATATATCGAAGCGACGGAGCGACTTTGCAACGGTCTTCTTAAGCAGTGCAAGCGTCAATATCGGCTCTACACGCTCACGGTTATCATCCGTGAGTCTGTCGTAGTAAGCAGACAGACGTTCGTCGAGTGTCTCCTTCTGTAACGGGAGAATACGGAAGAAGAAGAAATAAGAGAGGTCTATTGGATAGATGGAGTCGAACGCTTCGGTGGTCTTTATCTTACAACTGTCTATAATCTTGTAATATCGTGATTTTCGCCACAAAGCAGCTGGGGAATCGGTGTTTTCGCTTGTGATCTCGGTAGACATCAAGCGTTGGATGATAGAATCCATCGCATTGTAGTAATTATCCATATATGCACGCTTCATTCCTTCCACCTCGTACTTATAGACATCTACATGGTTCTTTCTGCGATTAATGCTGTCGAAAATCAACTGTGAGGCCATTGTCATGTTCGCCACAGCAGAGCGCAGGGGTTCTGTGAGTGTTTCATCAGTGCTGTTGACGATGGCATCAAAAACCTCTGCAGTGATGATGGTTTCAACACGCTTGCGAGCGGTAACACCTGACGAAAGCAGGTCGTTCAGGTCCATATTTGTTTCGACACCTGGTGCGTACTTACTGAATGAACCAAAATCCTTGAAAATATCTACTAATACATTCTTCATGACTGCTGCTGATTTAGTCTGTCTTTCGGTGCGACGTCTTCCTGTCGCTGAGGAACCTCACGATAAAAGCCTATACGATAACCCTGCTTATAGAGTTCAGGGAAGTTCAAGCGAAGAGCGAGATTGAACGGTTCTGCACATATCTCGTCCTCTGGTGTGAGCGACATTATATAGATAAGGTAGTTATAGTAAGCGTCAGAACCCGACTTACTGATAACACCATCCTTGCTAACCGCTGTAATAGATGCATCCAAACCAACGCTTGATAGTAAGGCTTCTTCTGCTCGTTTATCGTACGAAATCAAAGATTCGATATATTCCTTATACTTAAGGTCGATAGTCTCGATTCTCCATTGCTGCTCGTATCCAGAGTTATCCATAAATGAAATAGAAGAGTAGGCTTTGCCTTGATTGTCAGCACCGCTCAGATAGTCGCCTATCTTGCGCAGCTCCAATCGCATATACTCTACAAGTAACGATTCACGGTATTCAGTACCGATACTGATACCGTTATATTTAACCAAGTCCTGCTTCTTAGACGAGCGAATCTTATTCTCCTCGCATAGCTTCATTAGCTGATTGCGTTTACTTGACACCCACGAAAAAGGAATGATGATGTGTATCTTCGCTGCAAGGGAATTACGCAAGAAGGAGTTAATGTAGGAGGCGGTCTTATTGCTACCTTGAATATATGGACGTGCGCCCTGGTGGGTTTCGTTCACTCCATAGAACTCATCGACTGATTTCTCTCGGTGGTGTGATACGGCAGCGAATAGATAGTTGTCAACCTCTGACAACAAGAACTTAGGGTATATCTTATAGTTACCCATGCCGTATGTCCAGCGTCCTACAGCTATATTGTTGAAGTCGCCATAATTAATCTGATCGTAGGCTACATCCTTACGAGTGGTAGCAAGACGGCAGTGCTTATTCTCTAATGGTTCAAGTCCAGCAACTGGTGGCATACCAATACGCTTGCCACGGGAAAATCTCCACTTAACGAAGTAATCACCGAACCAGTAGTAGTTCTTGATACAAGTCTTAGCGAACTCCTGTGCGGATGTTTCCATACCACGCTCTTGCCAAGAGTTCAGCCATTCATCCCACGCAGGCAGTGCGGTGTACTCACGTCGCAGCTTACCACCTTCTACTGTCTGCATATAGGCGCATGGTCCATTACCATAGAGCATCTTAATCTCCTTGCTATACAAGCGAGGCAGCAGGCGGTTCTGCTTTATCTCCATCGTTACCTCTTCACACAGTGCGTTGTTCATACCACGCATACACACCTGGTATCCATTCACACTCATCCACTGGTGTTCATGTAGGCAAGTCTGTCTACCCTGTGGTACGAGTAGCCCTGGGCTTGTCGATAGCTCTCTCCCTTCTCCAATCTGAAAGGAGAAGGTATTGCCGTCCATGACGTAGAGTCCAGCGTTGCCGTGCAGTTCAATACTATCTGTCATAACCAATTTATCTTATGTAGTTTATATCCGTCTTGTGGGAACCCCATATATCTGATGAGGATACGATAGCACATCTTGGGGTTTCCCTCTTGGTCCTCGAAAAGAAAGAAGTTCTCGGCATCTACTTTGAAGCAGTCTTGCGGTAGTTGCGTGCGCCACTTGCAATGTTCCTTAACTATCATCTGCTCACCTGCCATACCCTGTATGCGAGAGTAGGGGAAGAAGCAGATAGTGAAGTCACCTTGTGGTATCTTACTCATCTCCCTTGCCCATTGCATCGCTTCGATGCCAGTCATTTCAATCGTCTTCTCCATTACGTGCGAAATTACTGAAAATCGCTGTGGGAACAAAGGACGATTTTGCCCCCTTCCTGTCATATTTCCCGACTTTTTGGATTTTGCACCGATTTACCGACTTTCAGCGGTGCGTCCTGATAAACGCCATTCATTTTTTTTGTTTTTTGATTTTCAGAACGCAAACCACTGAAACACAACAAAGTAAGTTTTTCACCGATGTAAAACAGCCCTTATTTTTGCCTATTTTCAAGTACGTTTTGTTTTCGTTTTAACCCATTATTAGTCGTTAAATAGTGAGATTTTCGGGCAAATCGTCGGGATAACTGCTTAATTCCTTCTTGATTAGGTCGGAATAAAGACCGTATAAAAGGTAAATCATCGCACTTGGGAGCTGCGTTGTTAGTCCTGGTCTTCGCTTGAGTTCCTCCTTCTTCTCTGAAGCCTTGTCGAGTTCTATTTTGCCATTTGTTTTCTTCAATGGACTAATCAAAATTGCACTGCAAAGGTTTGGACATTCATTTTCATCAACACGCACCTTCGGAAGTGAAGGAATCTTCTCACCAAAGAGCAACTGACAAAGGCGGAACTGCTGCCAATGGTAAATAACAGGTGCACCCTCATTGTAGAGGATAACTGAAAAGCCGTAACTCTCTAAGGCTGCCTTCATCGTCAGCGAGTCTGTAGTTATCTGCTCTAATTCCTCACGTGTCTTGTTACCAGCACGGTCAGGATAAAGGTGTATAACCTTATTCACTGCATCCGTACCAAAGAAAGAATACACCTGCTGTGCAAGGTTCTGCTGGTCATCGGGTATATACGCCCAAAACTCCTTGATGATGTCGAAGCGACTACCATAGTCTTTCTTCTGTCCAACGATGAGCGACTGAAAATTACCAGGGTCGTAACCAATGTAGAGCGGTTCATGCTTATCGTAGTGTCGAAGATAGCGAGCGGTCAGTGTGAAGTGGTCCTTAAGGTTCAGCTTCAGAATCTGATCATAAACATAACTATCCTTGAACTGGTGTCGCTCGTGGTCGTAGGTGGTAAAGAACTTGTTAGTCACCTCCTTATGTCGAATAGCACAGATAGCGGTCAGGAACTCATCCATGTCGAGCGTGTCGAGCTGTGTCTTGAAGAATTTAGGACCCAAAATGTCTTTATTACAGAACGATGAAGCACGGATATAGTAGATTGCATTCCGTCGCATATCTGCCAAACGTGGTTTCCATCGGGCAACAAAGGCATTAAGGCGTTCATTCTCAAGTCTGATTTTCTCCATTGTGACTGGGTTCTTCGTATTGCGCAACTCTTGCTGGAGCATAAACTGTTTATAAAGCGACTGATTTATAGCGAGCGACACACTGGCTATCTCCTCGATGAGCTGTCGGTCCATCTTGTTTTCGTACTCCTCAAACCAATCGTCCTCACCGAGGTCGACACGTGCGGTATCACTCACACCTGTCACACCTTCATAGTAAGCAGAGCGACGGATGTCAGCTGAGCCACCACGGAGGGAAGGGAAGAGGCGTGACTTGAGTTTCTCACCGCTGTTGTGCTTCATCTCCTCGACGAAGGCGTGCACAGCATTACGACCTGCGACACTCTCAGGCTGATCTGAAGATACTAACTGAAGGTGCGCACCATTGCGGAAGATGACCGAGTGCTTAGCGTAGGCAATAGGGTAGCGTGGTCGACGGAAGTGAGAAGGTAGCTTTGCTTCACCGACCACATAGTCGATACCATACTCTAACATTGCTCGCTGCTTACCATTCACGATGACAGGACGAGAGAACGATGCCTGAATGTTAGGCCAGACGTTCGTCATCAGCGCAACGTAAGTCTTATGCACAAGGAACGAGAGTTCACCAGGCATGTCATTTGTTACACGGATAAGACGTGGAACGATAACGCCCTCTGTCTTACCCGTCGCACGAGCCCACTCTGCATAGAGCATATTCGGGTCGATAATATTCGCCAACAGCTGCACACGATTCATATAGTAATGCTCGAAGTCAACTGTTGGTTGTTCGTTGTTTTGCGTTGTTAGTTCGTCAGTCATTTGGAATCTCCTCTACTATTTCAGCGTCTTGAATATCAGCATCACGCAGCAGTCGTTTCTTCTCCTTCTGCTCGATAGGCAGCGAATCGATGAGCGTAACATAAAAACCTTGATTGTGTTTCGCTGCAATATCCTTGAGACTCTTCTTCGAGAAGCCAAGTTCCTCGGCTGTGATGCTTGGTGTGATAATGAATGTAACACCAAGGTCTCTATCGGCTTCGGAGATTTCAGAAGCACGACGACGACACTCCAGCGCACGTTCGTAGCACTTGCCTTGTGTCTTATAGTCACCAGCCAAGGCACAGAGCTTAGCAAGGTTCTCAAACTGGTTAGCGTACTGATTCTCCCATATCTTGATAGGCACATTGTTATCAACCTGAAAGTAGTTGATAGCTTCATAGAGTCGAGCCATACAGGTGCGCTGCTCAATCTTGATACCTTGGTTAGCATTGATGCGCTGTTGCAACTTACGAGCCGCACGAGTTATGTTGCGTTCGTGCTCGTATATTTCCATTGCCCACTGCAATTGCTCCAAGAACTTCTGTAGTTCTTGGGGAATAGCATCGCACTTGCCAGTGGCAAAGAACTGCGATATTAAGTCAGGGTGTATCTGTTCGATACGGTCAAGTTGTGTCATACGCCAAACAAGTCTTTGCGCAGCTGCTCCTCCTTTGCCTGCTGATTTAATTCCAATAGCGTGTTTATAGCCTCTGTGTTTCCAGCAGAGGCACCTTCGAGAAGCTTAAACAGCAATAAGTCTTCTCTTTTTTTAGAAACACTATCAAGCCCCTTTATGAAATCAGTATCCTTACACCATTCTAAGAACTCATCAAATTCCACTCCACTATTTTCCAGTGCAGCAAATAAGACGCCGTATGATTTCCCATATTCTTCAAGGAAGAGAGTTTTCTTTTCATTCATGTTTCAAAAGTAACAATTAAATTAGTTATATCAAAAGACACAAAAACGACATTTTTTTTGCACAATATAAAAAAAAGCCAGACCTTTGCAACTATGGAAAAAGTTAGAATGGCTATAGTAGGAAGTCGAGGTATTTCCAATATTAATATTGAAGAGTATTTATCTCAAATCCCTGTTGAGATAGAGTGTATAATCTCTGGAGGAGCAAGAGGTGTGGACACTCTTGCAGCTCATTATGCAGAAGAAAAAGGAATTAAACTTTTAACATTTCTTCCTAATTATCAAAAGCATTTACAAGGAGCTCCTATTAGAAGAAACGAACTAATGGCTAAAGAGTGTTCTGTACTTGTTGCTTTTTGGGATGGGAAAAGCAAAGGAACAAAACATATTATTAATTACGCGCAGAAATTAGGAAAGCGTGTTTACGTATATCAACCTTAGTTGTTATTAATTCCTATTATATAAACTATATTTTTATCAGGGAATAACGCATTCATAGCGTGAAGTGTACTCCCTGTTGTTAAGATGTCATCAAATATTATTATATTTTTTCCTTGATATCTTTTTCTATTGTAAATTGAGGTCTAATTCTATTTCTATTTTTTGCACTAACCGCATCTGGATAAAACTTCATCCCTATCTCTTTAGCAACATTACTTGTAACCATTTCTGAGAAGTTCTTTTCTTTGTGTCTTCGCTTAGGAGTGGTTATTATTGCCCAACCTTCAGTATCTCTCATTTGTAAAAGAGTGTAAATTATATCTACGACACGGTCGGCAAACAGCTCAACATTTGCCTCTACTTTTATATCAGAAAGGGGGATTCCTTCCTTTGTCTTTTTATAAAAAGCTATGAAAGAGAGTTCTTTACGTCTATATATTTGAATCTGCTCGACCATATTACATCTGCTTTCTTCTTTATTTACTGCATGCCAAGCCTTTCTACCTTCTGAAGGTTGAGTAATAGAAGCATCTTCTTGTGATTGCTTCTTGCTTTTTACATTAAAACCGATATGTGAAAAGTCAAAATTCATAACGCAAAGATAATCAAAGAGGAAAAACAAACAAAAGACAGACCATTATAAGAAATCCCCTGCTTCACAGCGTGAGGCAGGGGACGGCTAAAGATTAGAAAGTTTATGACTATCCTTCTGGATGGAAATCTGGGTCTACGGTTGGACCACTTGGATTGTGTTCCTCCTTGTGGTTTGGCTTACCCGTCTTGTCGCTCTTCTTCACCTCGTAAGGCTTGAAGTCGATACCCGTGAGGAAAGCACGTGTGCGCCCGATGTCGCCAGCCTTCCAGTGGGTCTCTGGTTGGAAGTTGATGCGCGTACCGACAATGTTCTTGGCTACGTTGAATTTCTCAACCGAATCGGCAGGCTTGGTTTTCAAGCCAACCTTGAACGAGCCAAAGCCGTCGAGGACTACTCGGTCGCCAT